CAAACTCATACCATGTATTTTTATCTAGGGTTGCCGTACCATAAGCCCATACATTCCAACCATAATGTTTAGTAACTATATCATTAGTCTTACCAATACCTTTAATCATAAACTCATGTGAGTCATCAGTAAATGTTCTAAATGAATATACGCCTGATTTATTGGGTTTAAACCAACCAGAATAGATAATTGCATATCTTTGAGTACCCCATCTTGGTGGATTCCATAGTTGATAAGGAGTATGATTACCACCTCTTGGACCTTGATAACTTGTTATATCTACAGGTCCTTCTGTATAGAGTGTAGTACCGCCATCGGCAAGATTAACCATGTTATCAAATTCTGAGTGAGAATTAGCATTACCTGTATAATATTGACCTGATTGGCTCCCACCATAATGAGTCTTAAGTGACCTTATGTTTACTGTAGTCTGTGCATTTATAAATCCACTAATTAAAATAAAAAAACAAAGTATTCTGGTTTTCATGTTATTTATCCATCACAGCTGATGCAATCTGCCATTCTAGATCCTAAATCACCTTTGATTACTGAATCAGTTCGTAGGTAATATAAAGTTTTTACACCTAATTTCCAAGCTTCCATATGAACCTGATTAATCCATTTAGGAGAATCATTAGGGTCAAATGATAAGTTTAAAGATTGAGTTTGATCTATATATTTTTGTCTTTCAGCTGCTTGTTTTACTAATTCTAATTGATTTGTTTCTGAGAAGGTTAAAAATACTTCTTTTTCTTCTGCAGATAGTATATTATCTGGTAAACCTAATACTGATCCACCTTCTTGTAGCATTTGATCCCACCATTTAGTTTTATTTTGTCCTTTTTCTTCAAGTAATGCTTCTAATACTTTATTTTTTCTAATAAAAGTACCTTTAGCACCATTAAAAGTATAAACATTAGCAGGTAGGGGTTCAATTCCTGCACTAATACCACCACAAATAACAGAATTTGATACTGTTGGGGCTACTGCTAATAAGTGAGTATTTCTCATACCAGTTCCTCTACACCATAATGGTTCTCCATATTCAGCTGCTAAATTCATAGATGCTGATTCTGCTTTACTTCTAATTTTATTAAAAATATTTCTAGTATGAACTGTAGATGCTACAGAATTAAATGGTAATCCTTTTTGTTGAAGGAAAGTATGCCATCCCATTACACCTAAACCTAAAGCTCTACCTTTAGCTGCATGTTTATGAGTTCGTTTTAAACTTTCTTTACCATTTGATTTATCAATAAATTCTTGCATTACACCATCTAAAAACCAAATTGCAGTCTCAATACAATCTGTGTCTTTATATTCTTCCCACTTAGCTAAATTAAGAGAAGATAAACAACAAATAAATGAGTGTTCTTCATCTGTAAATAATGTAATTTCAGAACAAATGTTAGTCATAGAAACATCTAAATTATGCATTCTATAAGCTATAGGGTTATTTTTATTTACATTATCCTTGTACATAATGTAAGGTTCACCTGTTTCCATTCTTGATTTTAAAACAGTAGCCCATCTATTCATTGCTTCTGGGTCTCTTGCTTCTAATTTCCTCATAAATGAATCTCCTACAACAACACATTGATGTAAGTTTAAACATTGTCTATTTGGATCACCCTTCGGTCTACGAATTTGCATAAATTCTTCAATATCACCATGTTCAATATCTAAATTAACTGATGCTGCTCCTCTTCTTACATTTCCTTGATTAGTTGCAATAATTGATGAATCATAAATTTTAGCCCAAGGTACTACACCTTCACTCTTACCATTACCTGAAATATATTCTCCACGTTGTCTAATACGAGATAACGAAATACCTACACCTCCGCCGGATGCTGTTAATTTCATTAGTTCTGCGTTAGTTAAACCGATTCCACGTATTGAATCTGGCGTATCAATACCAAAACATGATATTGGTAAACCTCTATCAGTTCCCATATTTGATATAACAGGAGATGCTAATCCAATCCAACCATTCCAAATATATTTAAAGAATTTATTTGCTAATTCTGGTTTTTTTAGTCTAGCTGCTGAAGCATTTGCTACTCTTTTATATGCTGTTCTTACAGTTTCTCCAGGTAGTAAATAACCTTTTGAAATTGTTGCTAAAGAAATTTCATCCATCCATATTGGGTATTGCTTTCCAGCTTCCCAATTACTATAATCTACTTGTAAGTTATTATCCATATTAAAATATTGATGCGGCATCCCAATTTTGAACACCTTTACTATAATTTGTTACTCTATTTGCAAAGAAATCTGTATGTTGTTTTCCACCTGATAAATTATCAAACCAACTCATTCTTTGTACTGCTTCTTTATCTATTCCGTTTACAATTGGTCCATATCCTAAATCACTCATTTTAGTATTTACTCTATGTTTAATAAATGAAATTAAATCATATTTAGGACAACCTTGTAAATCTCCCATTTCATACACTTTATCAATAAAATCTAATTCTAGTTTTAAAGATAACTTAGCTGCTTCTTCAATATCAGCTTGTAATTCTGGTGTATTAAATTCTGGGTGTTCTTGCATTAGTGTTCTAAATAACCAACATCCTGCTTCAGAATGTAATGATTCATCTCTAATACTCCACTCTACAATCTGTCCTACTCCTTTAAGTTTATTATCTAATTTAAAAGAAAGTAATACTGCAAAAGAAGAAAATAAATTTACACCTTCTGTAAATGCAGAAAAGATTGCTAATGATTTAGCTCTTTCATGCCAGTTAGGAGTACCATCATGAGAATCTCTTACTTGCATTAATGTTTCTATTTTATTCATTGTTGCTTCATCTTCTAAAAATTCAGCAAAATTATCTAATCCTAATTCCTCATTTAATAAAGAATAGGCTTCTGCATGAATAGTTTCAAAAGCACCAAATGTAACAGCCATTTTAATTACTTCTGGTTTTCTAAACCATTTAGTAACTAATGTTGACCAATAATCATTTACTACAGTTTCAGTTTGAGCAAATCCTTTTAATATAGTTCCTATAATATTCTTTTCAGAATCAGTAAGATTCTGTTTCCAATCATTAACATCAGACATCATAGGTACTTCTGTATGTAACCAATGTGCTTGTTGTTGTTTTAACCAATAATCCGATGCCTCCTGATATTCAAAGGGTTTGTAAACGATACGTTCTTGTAATAATGATGTTTTTGCCATTTTAAAATTGTTTTAATTGTTTATTTACTTAGTTCAAAGAAACCTGGGTCATATAACTCACGAAGTTTCTGTTTGTCAAATTTGTCTGTGTCAGTATCAAACTTATTTGACTTAGTAGCAGGAGTGAAATTTTCTTGTTCGTCTAGATCCGTATTATAGTTATGTACTTCAAAGTGGCCTGTAGAAGTATCTGCTTTAACAGCAAATGTTAGACCATCAGTTCCATATCTGTTTTTCATAATGTGAAATCTACCAGTTCCTTTTACTTTATCTTCTTTTTTCCTTGAAAGAGACATACAAAAGTCAGTGATCATCAGCTTATCATAAGATCCAGCTGCTTTATCTCCTTCTATAATGTCATCATTCGAACCAGCTCTATTTACTTGAGATACTGACCAAATAGGTATGTTCAATTCTCGAGCTAGGCCTTTTGTGCTGCCATAAATATCATCAATTTCGTCCTTACGCTCCCTATTTTTACGTCCTGATGAAAGGAGGTCAACATAATCAATAATTACTAAATCAGCTTTAACTCCCATACTTTCTACTTTCTTAATATGTGATTCAACTGTTGACATAGTCGCACGACCTGTGGGGAATTCTTTAATTATTAACCTACCTGGTAATTGAGGTATGATCTCTTCTGCCTTAGGCCTAAGTAGATGAGTTTTATTAACTGGTATATTAGTGAAAAAGGCGTCATATCTTTTTCCAACATAATCTTCACCTAACTCTAAAGTATAGTGAATTACATTAAATCCTAATCTAACAGCTTCACCTCCAATAGCTACTAATGACCAAGATTTACCACCTCCTGGATTACCAAATATGAGACCAAAATCTCCATTTCCCAATCCACCTTGTAGTAAATTATTGATCTTTTCCCAAGGTGTAGGTATAGTTGTCCTCGAATTTTCTCTATACCTTTCTTCAATATCTTTAACATATTCATGTCCTACGTTTTTATCTTGTCCCGCTCTTAAAGCTCCATCAACAATATATCTAATACCATCAAAGTCGCCTGCTTTCAATAAGTCCACAGACGACATTAAGGCCTTCTTCAATTGTTGGTTTCTACAAAAATTAGTAAATTCTTCTTGTACATACTTTAAATCTTCATCAGATGATACATAAGCCTGTTTTAATTGTTCTTTAATTGATACTTGTAGAACATCATTATCAACTTTTTTTAACTCTACTTTTAAAACATCTAATGAAGGTGTTGTATGGTATTTATCGTAATATTTTAATATTTCTTTTACAGCCCACTTATGTGCACTATTTTCAAAAAATTCTTCACTGATAATATCATGGATATTAACTAATAATTCTTTATGGGTAAGCAATGCTGATATTGCTTTGATTTGGAAATCAGGACCATATTGATTCAGTGTTTGTAATGTCATAACCTATATTATAGTTTTTATTGTTTATAAATGGGGAATTGTGAAAAAATATCTTTTAACCATGTATCTAGATTTCTAATCATTCCCCCTAATTTGTCTTCATTATAAAATGAAACAAACATTTCAGCATTAAATTCAGGTAATTCCTCAACTATTAGATCATCAATATGTTCCTTTCCTTTATCATCAATCATTGGAATACTTAAATCCATAACTTTATAATTAGTTTCAATCCGTTTTTGATCTTGGATTATGCGTGAATATACGACATGATCCTTAAATTTCCTAGCACAAATGTCAAAAATGTCATCTAATGTTAAGTCATGTGTTTTTAATTCAGGAAACTTTTTAAATATACCTTTAGCACCTAATCCTTTTATACCTGGAATATTATCTGATTTATCCCCTAATAATACTTTATGTAATAAAAAATTCGATGGTAATAAACCTACTTTTTCTTCTACAACTTTTGGAGTATAATATTCTTTCTCCATTGGTCTATATACAATAATTTTATCAGTAACTAATTGTAAGAAATCTTTATCTGAAGATACTATAAAACAAGTTGAATTATGTTTTTCTACTAGTTTTTCAGCTAACACGGCTATAATATCATCAGCTTCTACTTTATCCAATATAGTGGTTTTAACAGGTAATAGCTTTAAATACTGGATTATACGCACTATTTGGTCAATTTTTGAGTCATGTTCTTCCTCTAAATTGTCAAATGCTTCCCAATTAGTAATTCGTTGTAAATTTCTTGTACTTTTGTATTCGGAGAGCAGGTTCTTACGATTTACTGTTGAACCTGCTCCGTCGAATACTACATAAACAGATGTTGGATTTGTTTGTCTAATCATGGCGCCTAAAGAACGAAAGAACCCTCCTAACCCTCCAATATGAACCCCATCAGGATTTACCATATTCATCATTGCAAAGTTTCTAAAAAATAGATTTAATCCATCTAAAATTAATACTTTATCATGTCTTTTTGGAGTAGTTTCTTCCCCTTGCTCCTGAACTTCGTCCAGCAACTTAAATAAATCTTTATGCTTCATGTTTTCTTTTTAAATGTCCTGAGAATCAAATAATACTGGTGTATGATCTTCTTCGTCTTCTTGGATTGTGAATGTTCCTCCTCCTAAGATTTTAGACCATTCATCAGCATGTTCTTTTTTATATGCATTTTTATCCTTGTCAGTATCAGTAATAAAACCGTGGTTTGTCATAACAATTTTACCTCTTGATTGCATACCATTAACGTGGTTTTTATCAATTTGTAAATTTGTTCTTTTACCCCATTCTACTTGCTTACCACCTTTAATTGCTTTAATTTTAGATGTTCCTGCATTTGATACATTACCAAAAGTAGCTACGAAAGTTGCATCATACCACATTGCCATTCCACCTTTGTTCATCATTTTAGGTTGACCCATAGGTGATTCTGCTTTAGCAGTCCATACTTTATTAATAGCACAAAGTGTATTAGTATATGGTGATGATTCTTTACGTGACATTACAATACTTTGATTAACTGTGTTACCAAATTGTGTTGACATTGCTCCTGCATTCCATTCATTGTTGTTTTTCAGTTTTTCAACTGACATTGCACAAGGAATAGATCCAATTGAATCCCAGAAGAACGCTAAATCATAAGGTAAATTACCTTTTTTCTGTTCATTCTGTAGATCCATAATAAATGCTGCTACGTCTTCAATTGTATGTAATGTTTCTCTATCAACATAAATGAAATTACCTTCATAATCTACAACATTATCTTCCTCATCTTTGATTAGTTTTACTTCTAATCCCATTTGAGCGGCATGTTCCCAATTCCATTTCATCTCAGTAATTATAAAAACAGGTAATACACCCATTTTTTGTGCTGATACTGCTGCTTCAAGTAGAGCAGTTGTTTTACCTGTATCAGAATGTCCTCTAAGTAATGAAATATGTCCCATTGGAATACCTGGTACTCCAGATATTTCCTGAAATGCAGGAGATAGTGGTATCCATTGTTGTTCCTTAAATTTGACGTTTTTATCTAAACCTTTAGTGGCTTTAAATTTATTTAAATCAAATTTTGTCTTAATCTCGGCAGACACTGCTGCCGAGAGAGACTTTGATACTTTTCTTGCCATATTTAGAAAGGAAGATCATCTGGTTCGTTACTCTTTTTATCATCAAATAATGTATCAAAAGCATCTGCTTTATTTTTCTTAACATTATCTTTTGTAGTATCTAAACTAAAATTAGACTTAGCTGGTGTTTCAACTGCAGCAGGTGTAACATCACCATCTGTATCATCATTAGTTTCTGGCGCTAACCACTTTTCTAATGCTGACTTCATTTCATCAAAAGTAAATTGTTTGAATTCTTTTGTTGGGTTTGGTTGATCTGAAATCCACTTATCAACTAATTCAGCATCATCACTTAATGGAGTTTCTTTTAATCTAACTCTCACTGATGATTTATTATACTGAGTACCTGTTGATTCTGGTCCTACTGTTTCAATTGTAAGATCTCTACCTGAAACGATATCAGTGTAATCTCCAATTTCATCATCTACAGCTAGTGAAAGTAATTCTTCATATATTAGCTTTCCGAATTGCCATAGTCGAACTCCTTTGTCCTCCTCTCCTCTAACAATAACCGGAGCAAAAATTCTAGTTTTTGCATCTAACTTTTTAGCAAGTAGATAATTTTCTTTGCTATATTCTTCTCTAAGTTTACTAGCGAATAAAGCAATCGGGTCTTTTTCACCCCAAGTTTCAGGTGATAACATCACCTTGTTTGTAATACCATAATAGAATTTTAATTCTGTAAATGGGTTATTAGAATTAAATGCACTAGGCACAATTCTAATTTGTTGTTTTCCTACTGTAGGTCTCCAAAATGTAAGAGAATAATCTCTTTTGGCACCACCAGCAGGTGTTTTTTGTTGGAGCGTATCCAACTTCTGTTTAAGCATTGATAAATCCATAATTTAATAACTTTTTTTAATTATAACTGTTTTAAATGTAACACCAATATACGAAGCCAAATTTGGGGAGCCAAACTATACTTCGATTATTTTGTGTATTTTTGTATTTAATTGATTCAATTCATTGTGTTGGGTAAGTAAAACACAATTTCTATAATGTTGCCAATCTACTTTAAATTTAGTATCAACAACACCATTATTAAGCTTTTTAATTAATTCATTTAAAGCATTAATAGTGTATAAGGTATTAGACTCCTTTTTTCTATGTACTAGAATAGTATTATCTGGAATAGAGTGAACATTACCCTGGTCTACGTTGTATGTAACAACATATTCATCACTTCCGACAATCTCTAAAACAAACATCTTATTATAAATAATTACGTATTGGGATGTTATATTCTGGATTAGATCATCTAAGTGCTCTAGCGTGGTAAATGTACAAAACAGCTTGTTATTCAAATCTCCTATATTATTTAATGATGTTTCAACATCATAATTCATCTTATACGTATTTAAGGGTCTATTTAAAGTCGTAATCATAACCTTCTTTTGTTTTTATGTTAAATTTATATTTTTTGAAAACATTCTTTATGTCTCCTATTAATTCTTTTTCTTCTTTATCCCAATCAAACAAAAACGAATCATAAGTATATAATACCAGTTTTGTTTTTTTACCTCTTAATAAACGAAGTACGTCCCATAGTATACGAACGTTCATTGACGTCTCCAAGTTTTGTAACAAATAATTAAACAGCTTTTGCGGATTCATGTTTTCTAACGTATCCTTTTTATAAACAAATTTTGAAACCGGACACGTTATCTCTCCGTCGCTTTGAAATTTATACCAGAGTTCTTTTACGTATATATCAATTTTCTTAAAAAATTCGATATGTTTATATTGATCAAATACTCCTCCGTATAATTGCTTAAATGTCAGTTCCTTTGATTTACCGTAACTTACTCCATAGAGTTGTTGTAAATGACTGTGAATATCCACAGTGGCAAAATTATAATCGATGAGACGACAAGACAAACTAGGATGATAAGCGCTAATATCAATTTCGTACAAAATATCATTGCTTGGTACAAACGATTTTCTACATCCATTTTCCTTATTAAGTGCTGCATAGTTTACTCCTTTAAATTTGTTTGATGGTCTCGTTGTTGTAGTTTTAAGGTTGTATTGAGTGTAAACTTTGGGTCTACTCTCATCATAAAAGTGTTTTTTGAATTGTTCGGGATGTATTTGTATTCCCATCCTTTCGATGGCGTTGAACACCACGGATACTCTATGGTTAAAAAATTCGTCATAGTCTGTTTTTTTATGGTTAATATTATCTTTTAAATCATTGTATATTTGCTCACACATTTCATAGTGTTTAACAACTGGAATAAAAGTATTAATACTTGGGTTATCTTTATGTTTATAATTTAATACCTCATGTGCTTTTGTATATGGTCGTATATACGTAGTAGGAGGCACATTTATGTCGTAAAGAGCTTTGTTTGGAAAATAATGTAACATCTCCTTTTTATCGCGACAATACAAAATATCAAACTTATTTATCAATTCGTCTATACGCGTATTTAACGCATTCAATGTTTCACTATGTGAAACGCATAACATATAGCCTTTACTTGCATTAATCGGTCTAATATACACTAAACTAATGCTATTTAATGTGGGGTGTACGTGGTCACTATAAGGGATTACCTCAATAAATGCTTGTTTGTAACCACTATTAATTAAAAATTTTATTTGATCTTCTTCTTCTACTAACCAGTACATATAACCATATTCAGGACATGAATATACGAATTATTTTGCTAGTAACCACTTATTCTTGGAGAAGCGGTTGATTGTTTTCTTGATGGAGTTTCTTCAATATGAAATTTAGTAAATCGATTATTAAAATAACTTACAAACCCCATTATTTTATTTTGGGTTTCATATAATTTTACAATATTTTTATTTGTATTATAAACATCTTCTAATTTACCCTCTAAAACCCAATTAATAGTAATTGGAGTATATAATTGCCATTGTACTTTACCACTTTTATCCTTATATAGTTGTTGTTGTTTTCCTTTTACTTCTATATATTGTACTTCATTATTTTTCTTTAAAAAGTATCTTTGGTACTCTCCTAATTCATAATCACTTTCTGTTGGTATACAAATTTCTTGTACTGGTTTGATAGGGGCATTATTTGTAGTATTATAATTTCTTCCTGTAGCACCGTAGTAAGGATAATCTATATTATAAAAAGATGATATTCTACCACTTTCAGGTTTTCGGTCTAAATTTTCTAAATATAATGGACTTTCATTATTAACCCCATTTTTAGGTTCAAGTTGTCTACTACCATTTGCTTGGGGCGTAGCTCCACTATAATATTCTCCTTTTGAATTTATGTAATAAAATCCTTTATAGTCAGCCCCATTAATAGAAAGTTCACTTCCATTAGTGTATAGATTGGTTTTGACTTGGGATGAAGGATAATATGGCATAATTATGGTAATTTAGTTATTTTTCCTGCTCTAAACTGTGCTTGAGCATCTAATATTTCTGCATTTACTCTTGGATCCGATCCTTTTATAACTCTTTCAGGTCTTGGTAACGATAAATGGAAGTGAGCACCTGATGCTACTGCTGTTGGTTCTCCATATTCATCTAAATAATACCAATTTTTAGGACCTACAATGAAACTATTTAATACTTTTTTAACTAATTCTAAATTAGTAGCTGTTGGGTTATTAATGGTAAAATCAATAGCGTTACCTATCTCATGTCTACTTGTATAGTTTTTAACTTTATTATGGTGATATAAATCATTACCTGCTGTTATTGTAATTCTTATATTTGGAGCTTCTGTTCTCATAGCTTGTAAAACAGCAATTGTCATATCAGCACCTGCAGATGAAATATCTCCTCCACTAGTTAATTCTCCTTTTAAATTACCATCTGCATCTATACCTACTGTATATCCTCCTCCACCATCTTGGCCTGATAGTTTTTCTTCTATCTGTGGTATTGGTTTTATATATTCTCTAACTCTATCAGCATTTGGTGTTGGTCCTAAATATTCTGGTTTTCCATTTCCTCCACCTGTAACATAAGTTTCTGCTGCTTCTGATAATTCTGAGAAATTAAATTTACCTGAAACGAATGTTCTTGGGATAGTGACAGTATCAATAGATGTTGACCATGAATTTTCTGATATTTCATGGTTTACCTTTGAAACTAAAAATTTATAAGTTTTAGGATATTGATTAGGTAAAAACCCTTGTTCAACATTAATTTGATTATATATTTTAACACCTGATAATCCTTCAAATGTTAAACTCATATCTATAGGAATAAAACCTATCATTCCTGATGGTGCTCCAGTTTTTTGATAAAGTGTATTATTAATAGTTGTAACATAAGCATTAAATGCAGCTTTTCCTTCTTTTATAATAGCGTCGTTATATAAAAAGTAAGCGTATTTATTTTTAGCCGTATAACCTATTTTATCTTTACTTGCGACTGCACCAGCAGAATCATTAGTTCCTGCTGCAAAATCACCCCCTAATAGTCTTGTTAAATAAAAAATATAATTATTTGAAAATTTAGCTGCCAATTCTTCATGGCTCATTTGCCCTGTAATTTTCTTCATCTTCTCAGCATGTAAATAATCTGCTACTTTATTAACATACTCTTCCCAGTTTAACCCACCATTAGTGTCTTCACCTACAAAGGGGTAAACTGAGTTAACTAAAGCTATTCTATATCCTTTATTTTCAACCCCACAAGCTTTAAAAGTTTTGTTTTGAGAATAATTATCATCTCTTCTCTCTGATAAATCAGGATTAGTTATATTTGCTACATTGTCTGTTCCAAAAGTAGATACTTGTTCATCATCATCCCTAAACCAGTTACCAACTGAGTTGTAAATATCTACGGCAAATTCTGCTGCTGCATCTGTGGCATGACCTAAACCTTCAACTGCTGTGTATGCTCCATCTGCTACAGCATTAAATGCATCTTGTACTACTTCGTCGTGACCTCTATCTTCTTCACCTCCTGTCCAAGCATTATATAATTGTGTTGCTTGTATTGATGTAATATCTCTAAAACTCGTTATTCCTAATTCATTAGCTTGATCTGCTAATGCTAATTGTTCTTTCATTATAGCATCTAAAGCAGGATCTATAAATTCTTTATTGTATCTATCATATAACCCAACATTCCATTTAGAAAAAGCAGTTGCATCATAGTCTTTAGTATTCCCTCCCGCTGCTGTTGCACCAACAGAAATCATAGTTGCTAATTCGGGTGTAATTTTTGTATCAAAATTAAAATCAGTTACAAAACTTCCTCTATCTTTTTTTACTCCATAAACATTAAATGAAGGGATAGAATTCATTTTTCCTTTATTAAAAGAAAGTGCTTCTATTCCTGGTATAGTATTTTGTTCTACTATGGTAATAGTATTATCATTTTTTAATGCTACCTCTAAGTTATTAATACCACCTAAAGCATCATTAATACCATCACATATATTTGTTAAAAATGAAAATATAGAAACTTGTTTACCTCTATCAGTTTCATCAGTTGCTTTTGCTAATAATTTTGAAATAAAATCATAATTAAGATAAATATTCATTATTTGCCCATATATAACAGTTTTATCTCCAAAATCTTGTGTTTGTGCAAATGGTTTTAATCTTGCCCACCCAGCGTTATTGTATAACCAAGTTGTTGAACTTTGTTCTTGAGAATTAATTGCAAGTGGAGGTCTTATAAGACAAACTCTAGGGTCTAATGATATTTGATTTGGAAAAGCTACACATAAATTTGTGTCTGTATTAGAATCAAAATAAATCATTTCTGATGCTTCTCCGAAATCATTTAATAATTTTGGGATACAATATGTTTCTAATTTTCTTACTAACTCCCCAAAAGTCATATAGTAATTATATTTATCTAAAGAACCTGCTTCATTAGCTTTTTGAGAAGACTCAAAATTATTAAAGTATAATGATGGGTTAGTAAAATTGGATTGCTCAGCATCCCATTTTTGTCCTAATATATCAGTAAACATATCTTGAGATAAAGCTGTACTACCCGCGTTTGATACTATTGGTGAATCATCAGCTGTTAATCCTGTATTTTCAAAAGCATTTGATCCTGTAGTGGCATTTATTTCTTTTACTGATAATGCTGTTGATTTTGTAGCTAATGTTAATGATTCAATTACATCTCCTACAGATATTAAATCTATACTAACACCATAAGTACCATCAGTATCATATGACCAATTAAAGTTAGTTACCCTACCATAAAAACCATCATAATTACCATGATATAATTCTTGATAAGCCTTAATAGAATTAATCATTTCAAGTTGAGTCATGTTAGTATTATTTTGGAACCATTTATCCTCAATAATTGTATTACCAACATTATTTATATCTTTTCCATTTGTAGTATACTTATCCCATCCCCATTCAATCATTAAAGTAAAACCTAATCTAAGGTATACTAATTCTATTAACTCAAACTGGAACCTATTATAACATTTTAACTCTATTGTACCTTTTCTAATAGATCCTCTATTTTGGGAATCCATAGTAAATGAAATTAATCCAGGTGCAGGTACTAAACCTTTATTTGTACCTCCTAAACCGTATGAATTTGAATTATTCCATAAAGAATTAGTTTTACTTACCCCAGATCTAAAATTGTAATTACCTTCAATATCAACCGTAGTTCCATCATCATCGTAAGATGTTGGATTTAAAGTTGATAATGTATTAAATAATACTGTTTTTTCAGCTAATCCACTACCTACAAATTCATCTGTATTTGTAATACCTATATCCCTTAATCTTTTCTCTCCAGTACTAATATTAGCGTCTACATATTCTCCTGAAGTTTTATTAAATATTGAAGGTGAAGAATTACCTACTACAGCAACTGATGATGCCATTTTTAACCAAGCTTGTTTATTATTGAGTAATTGAAGTTGGTTTTGATTTCGTAGAGAATCTTCCCCTACCCCACTTCCATAGAGATTTTGCCTTACTCTTATTTGGTTAAGGACATAATTTTCAAATTGTTCTCCTACAATGTTCCCCATGATTAAATAACTCCATTTATTGCATTATATAATTTTATAATAGCTTCAATGTTTGTTGGAATTCTAATCTGTTGATTTAAAGGTAAGTAATATGAATCTTGTTTTAAATTTTCATTTGCAATTGATATAACCCACCAATGATCAGAATTACCATAATATTCTAAAGCTAAGGTATCAAAACGATCTCCCTGTTCTGCATATACATAAGTGTCATTTACAGATAAAGGGATTCTTGGATATCTTGTACCTAAATAATTTTTAACTCCTAACTGTTGTTTAGGATTAATTTTTCTAACTATTTTTCTTCTTGTATATCTTCCCATTATTCTCCAGATTTAGGTGGCATATAATTTAAAGACCCATTTGAAACTTCTGTATTGCCTGGTCCTCCATCATAGTTAGATCCTAATCCACCTTTCAAGTTAATGAACCTTTCTTGTCCATATCTTGAAATGAAATTACCACCACCTTCTACTTTACCTCCATTAAATGAATTTCTTTGTAATCTAGGAACAAAGTCATGAATTGGAGTAAATTGGAATCCTGATACATTAACTATCATAGGCATTTCTTGTACACTAGGATCTGAGTTTATTTCTCGTGTTCTATCTCCTGCTCCTATTGATGTTACATTCCCTGCGTCTGTTATTCCAATTTCCCATGGGGCTTCTTGTGGTACATCTAATGTTATACCACTCATAAATCCAACTTGTTCTTGGAACCAACCACCTACAGATAATGTTATTAAATTTCCTCTCATATACCCAACATCTGAATAATCACCAGCACAAACTGAAGCTAAATAATTTAATTTTTGATACATTGGTATTAGTTCTTGTTTTGATTGTGCTGCTACGGTCCAATCTAATGAAACTGTTCGGCCAAACCCCTTATATTTGTAAAACTCTTCAGATCTTCCCATAAATCTTTGACCTCCCCATTCTGATTGGTATGAATCACTTAAAGAATTAATTATGGCTCTAAAATGGATATAAGTTTTTTCACTAGGATTATTATTATCTATAACACCAATTCTAAATTTAACAAAATCATTTTTATCATTGTCAGATGTTACTGAAGTCGACTTATATAATGGAAAGGCATTAATTTTATCTACAGCATTTTTATATCCTGAATTATTAGATATTGATCCAGATATTGAAGTATTAATGTCTCTTTTACCTATAGTATAACTTGATAAATTTCCTCTTTTACCAGGATTACCTAAGTTAACTCTTTGTTCAAATTGTTTATCAAATTCCCAAGCTATAGTTGAAGGTCTTGTTTGACTTGGACCTAATGTTTGTTGGAAATTAGGGTTAGTTAAATTAGTACCTCCTTGACTGTTTGGTATTCTTGGAGTTGAATTACCTGGAATTAAAGGAAGTGAGGGGATACCAAATAATCCAGAAATTGTATTAACAACTGATGTAACAGCATTTAAAGGATCACTTGATACATTAAATAATTGATTATAGGATAATACTGATTTACCTATACTGTTGCTTGTACCACTACCATAAAAATTTACATCTGTTGGTTGAAATGTTGTTCTACTAGTAATTGGAATTCTTGTTTTACCAACACCTAATATTGCTCCTGGTCCTCCTGAGTATGTTAGTAAATTTTGCTCACTTGGAGCTGCTATATTATCAATTTTTGTTAATTGTAAATTTTCTAATCTACTTCTTATTACACCATCAGGCATAATAGTACGTAAATAAGTTGGAAATGCTAATGGTTGATTTCGATTTGAACTAAATCCAAAATTTCTTGGACCATCTGGGTTTAAGTTATCAAATGGATTGTAACCTTGTTTTGGAACGTGCATTCCAATTGCATTAGTTCCTGCTTGTATAATTGCTTCTAAAGGAGTATAAACTCCTTGATTCATTACTAGTTTTGCAGGTTCTGCAAATCCTGCTTCACCATTAACGTTAGTTAATGATAATACATTTTGTTTTGCTATAAATAATGGACCTGCTGGTGATTTAAAATCAAAAAACATTTGTGCCAATCTAGATACATCATTACCTATTCTTCTAGGTAATAAAGTTCCCCCACGTAATAGAAAGTCAGGTCCCCCTGTTCTTCCTACATCGTCAATATCTTTAGGAATTGACCTAGTTACATAAGGTTGATTACTATTACCACCACCTACTGTATCCTTGCCATACCTTAAAGATTTAAGGTTTGTTGTCAAATTGACTAATGGCATACTGTTTTATTTTGGCAAATTATTCAAATATTTGTCTTGTGGTGATACTGCTCTTTCCAAAGTTGATGGTAAAGGTAGTACTCCGTTTTCTGGTTTTACTTCTTGTGCATTAGGTTTTCCTACTATAGAATAATCCTTATGTAAAGTAGACTGTTGAAAATTAGGAACACTTGGTGTTTGACCATTCAAGCCTGATAATTGAGTTTTACCTGATGTTAATTTATCTAATAGACCCATGATTTTTAGTTTATGTTAATTAATTTATTATAAATATTGATTTTTTAACCTCTCGTTATTTGATATAAAGGTACTGGTTTTTGTCGTTTAAGACCTTTAGCCGTTTCAGCTGATGATTGTGCTATTGTTTTTAAAGAATTAGCCATTGCTGCCATTGCTTTACCATTACCTCCTCCTAAGTTAGTTCCTGCTACTACAGTATCTTCATTATTTAATGAAATTGAACCTTTAGGTGTTGATAATATTCTATCACCATAACCAGGTGATGAAGGAGCCATTGCCATATCATCTGCTTTTAATGACTGATAAGCACCTATGGCACCAGCAACTGCTACTCCCCCTAATGCTAAACCTGCTATAACACCTGGAGGTCCTAAAGCTGACATTCCACCAACTACTTTTGCAAACATCTGACCAACAGAAATTGCAAAATTTAATAATGCTTTACCTGCTACTACTGTTAATGCTACTCCAACAGCACCAAGAATACCTACTAAAGCTGCCATAGCAACTTCTGATTGTGCAAGGGCGGATGCTACACTACCCATCATTTCTACAACAGGAGCAAATGCAGCTCCTATCTTTTTAACAAATTCATTTATTTTATCAAATGATGCTTGTATTTTTTCTGTTTCACTAGCTTGGTTTAATAAGTTTTTTAACCCTTTTTCTTTTAACATTTGTTGGGCTTTTTCTAAACCATATTGATCTGTTAGAGATTCTAGCATTTTAGCTCTATTCTCTTTATCAATACCACTAGCTCCTTTTAATTGTTCTTGTATAAATAAAGTTTTACCTAACTCATCTCTAGACATACCAACAGCTTTAGCTAATGCATCTTGTTGAATTCTATTCATTTCTGCAAACTCAGCTGCTGATCCTGCTTGTTTAGCTATTTCTGTTGCTACTGTTTCAAGGTCATTATTTAATGCTGCTTGTCTTGCTTTTTCTAAATTAATATTTTTACCTAACAGTAATTCAGCTGCTAATTCATCTTGTATTGATTGTTCGAAATTTAAAATACTTCCTGCAATATCCTCTACTTTAGATAATTCCATACCTAAACCTTTTGCAGTAGTAATTGCTGCTGCTAATGCAGGACCACTTTTTCCTAAAGATAATTGTGTGGCTTCAGATGTATTTGCAATCTCAGCCATAACCTTTTTAGAATTTATCTGTATTCCTGTTGATTCATTTAGGGCTGCTACTTGTTTTAATGTTGAATCTGCAATATCATCAAAAGATTGTCCTGTTGCAAGGGATAATTTTTGTATCCCCATCATTTCTTCACTAGTTAGACCTGCTGTTTCTCTTAACTTTGTAAATGTAGCTAAGTTTTCGGCATTAAATCTAACAGTTGTACCTAAAGCATCATTTATATCTACAGTACTTTGTGCTAACCCTTCACTAGAAACAAATAATCTATCACTTCCGATAGCTGCTGCTGCAAAGTCTTCTGACATTTGTCTAGCTTCTTGAGCACCTACATTTAGATTTTTAGCTAGTTTTCCTGTATCTTCTTCTAGTTGTTTTATGCCTTTTATTACTGCCCCAATTGACATTTTAAACCCAGTAGCAAAGGCTTTTGCTGCTATAGCTACTTGAACTAGTGGATCTTTGAGGGCTGTTTCGATAGCTTCACCAGATAATTCAATTCCTTTTTGAAATATTTCTTGACTGCTTGCTCCAGTTTCAGCAAATTCTCTTAAATCCGCATTAATTTGATCGAAGCCCATGGCATTCGATAAATCACCTAAACCTATTTTTTGTAGAAGCCCTTCTATCCCCTTTAACGCAGCACCTGTGCCGCCCATTCTTTCTAATAACTCTTTCTCTTTCTTTATTCTATTATTAATCTTATTGTTTATAGACTCAACAGTTTTGTCTTCTTTTTGTAAGAATCCAAGTGCTGATTTTTGAGCGTCAGTAAGGTCTTTATATGCTTTTGTTCTTTTATCAATTTTTTCATTGATCATACCTTGAAGACCAGATTCTTGAAGCAATTGGATCGCTGCCTCTTTAGCATCTGCTGTTCTTTTAAGAGCTCTTTTTTTAAGGTTTTGAAGCTGTCTTAGATTTAAACTATCAAGGCCTTCTTCTTCATATTTTAATTTTTTTACTTCAGCAAGTACCCCTTTAAAACCTTTAGCAAATTTTTGTGTTGCAGTAGGTCCTTTTGATATTTCATTTATGGTTGCTTCTAATTGGGCACTTAAATCAGAGAAAGACTGGCTCATATTCTCTACTTGAGATTGAACCCCCATTAAAGCATTTTCTAACTTTTTAACTTCATTTACAGACTTAGAAATTTCCCCAGCATCCATTCCTGCATAAGGGTTGATTTTTCCAAGTCTATCATATAAAGACTGGATTTGCTTTAATTGTTCTTGAATTTTTTTAGGATCGGCCGCCATTAATAGGTTTTATTATAAATATTATTACTTATAACTTGTTTTACCTTTATATGGAGCACTTGCTTGTTTGAAGTCAGGTACATTTATTTTACCATCTGCATTTACCATATTTTTTTCCCCTTTCTTTTTATCTAATTTTTTCATTTCAGCATTCTGAGCGTCAAAATGGTCCTGGATTTCTTTAAATGTAAATTTTCGTAGCCAGATAGGCATATTATAAACAGTGTGATAATCAAATCCACCATTACCATGAAATACTATATCATGGATCACTTTAAATAAATTCTTCCTTGCTAGGGGTGCGGTCTTAAGCGTCAGGCCAAAAAAAGTTCAACCCAATGGGTACAACTACCTCCTTCCCATTGTCCAAAATATAGGACAAATCAACATCTGGTTGACTATTTTTAATGTGTTCTCTGAAGGCTCTAGAATCTCGTGCTAAAAATGCTTTATCAACCCATTCTCTGATATATTTCTTTTCCTCATTACCATCAACTGATAATATCATATGTTTATATCTTGTACTTAAAGTGGCTGCAGAATCTTTACTTATTTTCTTTAGTCCAGCAATTTCTCTTTCAATTGCTTTTTCAAGTTTTCCAGTTACTAATTGGTATGTAATAATTGTTCCTGAGGTTGGTAATGTAAATGAAAATTCATTTTTACCTGCTTCATATTTAGATTCATCGAATTTTCTATTTTCTAAAGTAGATACATCAATAGTATGTTCTGATTCATCTACTGTTACTTTATAATCTTTACCGTAACCTAATACTCTAGATGCAATCAATAATGCATTTTTATCTCCTACAATTAAATCATCAATATTAATTTTATCATCAACAATTAATGATTTTAATAATTTATCTAATACTACACCTTTTTGAATATAAGCTTGGTTAGAAAGAATATCTTCTTCTTTAGCAGTCATATATTTCATTTCTACTTTACCGCTTGATAGTGGGTTTTCTTTTGAATAAATTAATCCTTTAGAGGGTAAATCTACTTCTTCCGTGGGGAATTTAAAATCACTCATATAATCTTTATTTAGTTCGTAACGTGTTTCTAGTTATACATATCAATATAAAAAAAAGCTTGACCGAAGCCAAGCTATTTTTCAAAATATGCGTAAAATTTCTTAGAAATTTAATATACAGTAATCTGGTTGTACTTCTAAGCTAATTTCTTGAGCGGCATTTTCAGTGTCCCAATTGAAATCTCCGAAATCTGCTGAAGTAATGATTGCACCTTTTATAATCCATTCAGATACGATATCACCTACAGGTCCTAGTACATTTAATGTTAGATCTTTTTTATAGAAATCACTATATCCATCTCTACCTGTTACTGATTCGTGATGTAATCTAACCCACTCCATTACTGCTTGAGCACCTGATGGTGTAATTGGATCAAATAACGTCATTGAAATTGGGTTCCAAGTAGATTTACCTTTTACAAATCTTTGAACGTTGATATGATTTAAAGCTACTGTGCCTTGTGAGATTGTTACAGCTCCCATACCTTTAATCTGGTAAGATGGGATTCCATCTACATAAAGAATAAATCTATTCTTTTGTTTTGGCTCAAAAGCTGTGAAAAATATTTCGTTTGGGTCTAATACTGCCATTTTATTATTTTATTTATTTTATTATAAATATTCTGTTTTTTAATTCTTATGATGGAAATGTTGCTCCAGTTGGTAAAACATTGAAATCTAGAATTATGAATTCAGCTGTTTTAGTTGGCTGTAAGTAAATTTGTCCTACTAGCTCGTTTCTATCGATTACATCTGGTGTGTTATTTGTAGCATCCATTACAACTTTAAACGCGTATAAACCTTGTCTTTGTTGTACACTTTCTAAGTATGGGTTAACTTGTGCTAAGAAATTATTTCTTGTGCTTATTGTATTTTGTTCAAATACTAAGTTATCTGATACTTGTACAATGTATGATTTTAATGCTATTAATAATCTACGTACATTTACTCTATCTAAAGCACTTGCTCTTTTCTGTAATGTTTTCTGTCCAAATACTACAACTCCACTTCCTGGGAATGTTGCAATTGGGTTAACATTTGCTTCATATAGGTTATCTCTGTTACCTGATGTTAATTTTCTTTCTGCTTTAACTACGTTACCTAGCGCACCTCTAATTAGACCTGCTGGTGCGAACCATGGGTCTGAAGAAGCATCTGTAAATGCGTATACTCCCGGTATAAACACAGAAGCTGGCGACCAAACATACTGAGCGTTTGCGTCAATTGATTGTAGCCAAGGCCAATATGTTGCTGCATATGAACTATCAAATGCTGATGCTTGAGTTACTACAGTATTTACTGTACTGTTATAAGGTACTAAATCAACTACTGCAATACAGTCAGTTCTTGATTGAGCTAATGCTACCATCTGAGATACTACTGGTGAGTGATCTGATAATGAGTTAATTAGTCCTGGAGCTGTAATTACATTAAAGTTGTAAGCATCGGTATTTGACAATAAGTTTAATGATTGTGTATATTCTGCTGCAATTAATCCTTGAATGTTTGTATTCGTGATATTTTCGTTAAATTTCACAGGCCCCATTGCTATATTATTACCACTACCACCTTGGAACGAACCTGATCCTATAGCTGGAATGCTTGTAAAATATGCTGGTTTAGCTGCTCCATTATTATCAAAATAATTTGGTGTAGGTGAATTTACTGCGCTTACATAAACATAAGCACTATTGTTTGGATATTCACCATTTGATTTTACATAATAATCAACACCATCTTGTTCTACTGAGTAGTAAGTATTACCAATAACTTTTTCTACATAATTTGCAGCCAATGGATCCATTGATAAGTTATTGTATTGTTCTAATACTGCTTTTTGAGTAGCTGTGTCATTACCACGTCTAATAGCTAATGAAAATTGTCCAGATCCTGTATTAGCACCTGTAATTTCCCATCTTACATTATTTCTAGTACCATTTGTTAATGTACCATTTGCACTATCTGGTCCTGCTTGGTAATTATTCATTACAGCACCTTCTGATATTGTAGATAATTTAAATGCTACTTCACTTTCTAAATCTGAAGCTTTAAGAGTAATTACAAATGTTCCACTTCCTCCTCCTTGACTTCCTTGAACGGTTAATGCGTTACCAGCTACATAAGCTTGTCCTGCTGTAAAATTAACTGAAGTAACAACTCCATCTGCAGTTACTGTATATGTTCCTGCTGCTGAATTTCCTGCTCCACCAGTAACTGTACCTAAAGCATGTGTTCCTGCAACTTGACTTGCAAGAGTATTTGCTGAAATAGAAGCAGACATATTAATGTCAGTTCTCAGTACTCCTGCTGGGGTAGTAGCTATATTATCAATTGAAGATGAAGCTTCTGACCATCCTGCTGATCCACTAACTACTCTTACGACTAGTAATGATTCACCACCTTGTTGGAAGTAATTAGATGCTGCTGCTGAGTTTAGGTATGAGTATGATCGTGAGCCACTTTCAATTGACCCTCCGAATATAGCTTCGTATTGCGAGAATGAAGATACTGCCGTTGGAATTCCAACTGGACCTTGAACTGCTGGTCCAATTATTGCAGCACCAAATGAAATTGGTGGTGCTCCAATGAAGGATTGATCATTTTCTCTTGCTAATACACCTGGAGATATTAATGTTTCTGCCATTGTCTTATATTATATTTAATATTGTTTTATTATAAATATTAGAAAATATCTCAAAAATTTATTCTGCTGTGGTAAATTCTCCTTTTTCTAAGTCTATATTACCATCACCATACTTTTCTTGTAACTCCTTACCAAATTTAGCTTGGTCTTTTGTTAATTTTTGAAACTTTTCTAAAAGTTGTTCCTTTTGTCTCTCTAGGACATCAATTCTTAATTCAGTTGCTCCTGTCTGTACTACAATATCATTGTTTCTAGTTTGGAATTCTTCTAAAATTTGCAACTCACTTTCTGATAACTTTTTACTCGCCATAATTTTTGGTTTTTAATTTATTATAAATATGTTATTATTTGTTAAGATTAACTTCTACTTCTATGGTCTGTAGTAGGGTTTGAAGTTTGTATTCCTGCTCCTTCTACATCACTTACAGTTTCCATGTTAATTGTAACTTTTGCTTTTGAATTATATTTTTTAGTTGATGCTAAATCTTTTTGTATAGTATCAGGGATTAAATATCCACGTAATCTAATATTAAAAGTTCCAGTAACCAACCTATCTTTATTAATTGTTAATTCTGTGGCTGTAGAAAAACTATCTATAAATGATCTAAACATAAATCTTTCAGGATTGCCCCAATACGCATCTGATGCATACTCGCATGCTTCAATAATTTTATTTAGTTGTTCCATATAATAAGTTTGTATTAAACAACTATAGTCCATAGTAACATAATCTGGTTGTGCTACTACATGAAATGTGTCTACTGGTATTCTATTATTTAGAGCTGCAAAATTACCATAAAAGTTTTTAGCACTAAATTGTTTAGAAAATACCCCAGTTAAATTTGGTTGATTTGCATCTAATTTATTTGCAACTGTTCTATCTTTTGTTATTTTATCTCTTTTTAATACGATAATAGGTAACATAATTGCACCTTTTTTATCTCTATAATATCCATCACGTTGAAATGATTTCCATCTTTCAGGAGCACCATATATTATAGGTACTTCTCTTCTAGCTCCATTTTGATAAACAAAAGGTTTAATTTTATTTTCAAAATAATAAAATACTGCTTCATCAATATCTTTAACACCTACAGAAAATTGTTTAGTATCATCATCTCTAAAACTCATTTGATCCGATCTATTATGTTGGATACCAGTTTCTGAGTAATTTGGATTATTAGGGATAATATCATTATTAGGATTAGTTTGTATCCCTTGTTCTTCTCTACCCCTAAAAGCCGTATGTTTATTTGTGCTTAAGGTTAATTGTGATTTTGGTATGGGTTTTCTTGGTTTTGCCATTAGAATCTTTCTTGATATGGTGAAATAGCTACTTTATCAGCAGGTATATAATAAGTTGAAACTAGAATTGATATGTTATTACCAAATTCTTCTAATCCAGGATTAAGTGGATTAGGTTCTCCATCAGAATCATTATTAGGATATTCAGGATTTTTACCTCCCCAATATTGGTTTGCTACTGTACTTTGTACTCCATAATATCCTTCTTGATATAATATGATATCACCTACTCTAGGTACTATATCTTTTTCTACTAAATCATCTCTTAAAAAATAAAATTCAATAGGTTGGTTAAATTGGATACCTTCTACATTTTCACCATATTCTTCATTTGACCTATTAATTAAAACATTGAATAGAAAAGGACCATTATAATATTTTTCTTCAGCTGCTTCACCGTAAATATTAACTTTTGTTTCTTCTAATTGAAACTGATAGATAGCGGCTTGTTGAGTTATAATGTTACCCATTACTTCTCTATTTAAGTGCCTCATAAGGGACCAGTCCCTTTGTCTTGTAAACATTGCCATATTATGCTATATAAATTGTGTAAGGCACTTGTTGTAACTCAATCATCTTAGATTCAGCCTCAGATGCTCTTCTATTTAATAATGCTTGTCTTGATGTTTCATCAAGATATGTTCTTAATCTTTCTATTAATGCTGCTTTTTCTGTTGTTGCTGCTGATATTAAATCACCTTGATTTAAATTAACTTCAGCATTTGGTATTGGAATACTACTATATTTTCCTCTTACATACCCTAACATTTCTTTTGCTAAAGCTAGTGTGTATTCGAATATCCATTGTCTACCTACTGAATTAATAAATTCATATGTAGGATTTTCAAATGGTGCATTTGATACATTTGTAACTTTAGTTGGAGTTTGTTTAACTGAACTATTTATTCTTTCATCTCTTAAAATGTAATCAAACCATAAAGTTCCTCCACCACAAATAGCTGTTATGTCTTGTTCTCTTAAAGTAAATACTAAATCTCCAGATGCATTACTAATATCATTACTAGAACCATCTATAGTAGCTGCTGATATTGTAATTACATCACCAGCTGTGTATCCACTACCTGATGATTTTACTTTAAATTCATATGTAGTATTTGTTCCTTGACTTCCTATAATAACACCTTGTGCATCTTTACCTTCACCAGTTCCTCCAGTTATATCAATTAAAGATGAAGTTAAATCACTTGCAAATGTTATTGATGGTGGATTGGATGCTGATAAAGCATTATTTAATAGTAAAGATGAACCTGAATGGAATGTCCCATCAAAATTAGGTATAGGGAATATTCTTAATTTATCATCTTGTACTCTAAATGAATAGTTAGACATTCTAACCATTTCATTCATTTCTATTTGTTGTATTACTTGTAAATCATAATTTAATGGAGCCATTAAATATCCCATTCCTTGACCAAATCCTCCAAATCCAACAATACCTGCTGCTACAGCACCTCCAAATCCAAATCCATTATAAGGATCTAAATATCTTGCTGATGCTGGGAATTTTGGTTCATAATATACTTTTTTTACTTCTATACCATTTTCGTATTCAGACCCTGTTAATCCACTTCCTGTCATAAAAGTTTGGAAATCATAATCTTGAATACTAGAAGTTAATTGGAATGAGCCTGAGTAATACGGTACATTTCCTCCACTACCTGCTTCTTCACCATATTGTTCAGTTAATCTAACAATTGGTTCAAAACTTGGTGTTATTAATGCCTGGTTTAAAGATGACCCTGTTGTAATTCCTTCAAGTGATAATTGATTATCACGTATTTTATATGCATATAATTCATTTCCATATGTAGTTACTGCTTCTTCAAATGCCGTAAAAAATGAACTTGATTGTAGTTCAACATCTACTAAAGGATAACCTAACCTTGAAGCACAAAATTTTGTGACTTTTATAGCATCGATTTGAAATGTAGTATCGGTATTATAGAATCCAAATGGTACGGATTTTTCGTTCCAAATTGGACAACCATCATAAATTGGTACATTCATAGTTGAGTATTTTATTATAAATATTGAAAAAAAAAGCCCGAACGTGAGTTCGGGCTAATTCTTACTAACTAAGAGTTATCTCTGATTATAGAGTGTTTAATCCTGAGATGTTGATAGTACCATAAAATTCTGGTCTTACCATTTTCTTAGCATATCTAGTTAACAATCCTTTTCTTGGTGTGAAAGTATTTGGATCGTATACTAGTGGAGTCATGATTAACGGAATGTACGGAGCAAATACAGCACCACTTTCAAGGAACTGAGAACCTCTAAATCCTAATAAGATTTTGTTTTCAGTCATGTAAGGGTTTTTGTATACTTTGTAACGTCCATTAATTGAACCTACTTTTTGTACACCAAATGCGTAGCTAGCTTTAGCAGCATCGCCATCTGAATCAGCAGCAAATCCTGGAATACTTTCCAAAATTGTACCTACAGTTGGAGAACATACTAAGAAGTTAGCACCACCTCTAAGAGTTTTCTGGTGAATGATATTACTCAACTTTTGGATTTTAGTTCCTAAAGTTTGGAACCATTGTCCTTGTGAGTTATAGAATCCTAAGTCAGTAACAACAGCATTACCGTTAGCAGCTGTTGAAATTGCAGTATTGTTAACTGCTGACCAGTTTTCAGTTCCAGCTCCTGCTCCTTCGATCAACATAGAAAGAATTTCTAGGTCAATTTCTAATGAGATATACTCACTAAGGATAGAAGTTAATTCTGCTTCAGCATCTAATGCATGGTATGCATTTAAATCCTGTGCGAATTCTGGAGTCCAAACTGCTTTAAGTTTTCTAGTTTTAGCAACGATTGCAGATGATTTCATCTGAATGTTGATTTCTGGAATAACTTGTGGAGGACAGCATCCGCTGTTTCCGTTTGAACCTGAATCATTCCAAGTGTTTGGTACGCTGTTTCCAGCTTCAAAGTCACCTCTGTATTGATCAGTAGGTTGTACTTGGAATACAATTGATTGTGCAGTTGCAGCATTACCTGTAGCTCCAGCCCAATCAGCGGCTAGTGCAAGGAAATGTACATTAGTATCATCTACTGAAGTAAATGCTGATACTTGTTTACCTGCAGATCCTGTTTTAACTAGTAAAGAAGGAATTCTTGATGCAGCTGAACCTGAGTATAATTGGAATCCTTTAACACCTTCGAAATCAGCCATTCCTAAACCTGATTTAGCGAATGAGAATTTCTTATAGTCTCCGAATGATGCTGAGTAATCAGAATCATAGTTAAAGTCAGACCATTTAGCTGTTGCTACTGCAGCAACGTTTACTTGTGAAGAAGTATTTTGAATAGAATATCCAAATCTACCTGCTCCATAAAGACCACCTTCGTTAGTGTTTCCGAATGGTGCATTTCCACCTTCGTTACCGTATAATGAATCACCGGCAGCGAATGGAGTTTTGTCATTTCCGTATTGGAAATCTAGGTAAAATACTAGACCAGAAGGTAAGTTCATTGGCTGAACGCTAACAAATTCTTTTGCTGCGATTTGACCAAATACTTTTCTTACTAATGGTAAAGCAACTCCAGCCCATTGACCACCGATGTTAACAGCAGTTTGGCTTGAGAATGTACCTGAAGACGCAGTACCTCCTCCTGTTTGAGAAGATTCTACTACAAGTTGTTTAGCTTGGTTTTCTAAAATGATTCCCATGTTGTTTTTGTGGGCACCATTTAAACCTTCTAAAAGACCTGTTTTTTCCCATTTACCAGCTAATTTAGCTGCATCAGACTGTAGAGACTGATATGGGTTAGCGCTTTCTAAAAGAGTATTTAAGCTCATAATAAATAGTTTAAATTGTTAATAATAATTTTTAAATTAATCCCGCTAGCTTACGCATACGGTTGTAAACGTCATTTGACTCAATGATTGGTTGTTTTGTTGACGTCGCTTTTGGTTCTAAACCACTAGCTTTCGATGCAGATCCTAAGTTTCTTGATTCATTTACTGGAGATTTATCTAGTAAACCTTCTGATAATGTTTCAAAAATTGTTTTCGCTGCTTGTACATCCTTCGCTTTGTCAAACGCTTTTAATACCTTAACTTTTTTACTTTCAGTTAAGTTTTTTGCCTTGAAAATTTTGTTAGTGTAAAGTAACTTAGCATTTAAAAGGTTAACTTCATTCAATTCAACTTTAAGCGCTTGAATTTCATCCATTGCTTCTTTGAATCTCATTTTTTCAGTTTCTTTTTCGATTTTAGAGTCATCTTTGTCTCCATCCTCGTTTCCGACACCTTTTTCACCTTTTACACGAGATGCTTCATCGATCTCGTCTTTTGCTTCATCAACTTTTTCACTTTCATCCATTTCTTCTTTTTTGGCTTCGTCGATTTCTACATCTACGCTTAAGTCGTCTACAACATCAATGTCTTCAACGTCTTCAACTTCAACTTCGTCTTCTACGAATTCGTCACCTGGCTCAATTTCGCCGTCAGCGACCATGTCTTTAATGACATCCTCGATAAATCCTTTAAGGTCGTCTTCTGACATATCTTCGAGATCAATTTCCTCGTCTTCCATGTCTTCTTTTTCGTCCTTCATTCCATCTTTGTACCCTTCTTCTTCTGCGTCAGTACGAGCATCTTCTTCAAGATCTTCTTTCTCGTCTTTCATGCCATCTTTGTAGCCTTCTTCTTCTGCGTCAGTTCTAGCGTCCTCAGATAAATCTTTAGAATCTTCAAGTTCAGCTAATAGTTCATCAAGATCGATTTCTTCATCCACTTCCTCTTTTTCTTCTTGCACTGTAGATTGACCTACTTTTTTCGGCGCAAGATCTTTTAAAGAGTCACCGGCTGGAGAGTTCTTTCTTTCGAAACTAGAAGCATCCATTTCTTCAACTTTGTCTTCTTTTTCTTCTTTTACTTCATCATCTTTGTCCATTTCTTCTAACTTTGCAGCTAGCATAGATTTTAGATGTGGAGTGAAAGCTTCTTCAAGAGCAAGTTTGGCGTTTGCGATTGCTGTTTCCCTTACGGACTTCGCATCGGCAATTGCCTCTTTTAGCAAATCTCTGTTTGTTGCCATAATCCCAAAATTTAGTTTGTGAAATACGTCTATTCATGAGACGTAATAGAAAATTATTAATAGTCTAACATCATATAAAGATAATCATGATGTATTACGGTTATACGTATATGAAAATATCTTAAAATTACATTACAGGACAAGAGCCTTTTGAGCAAAGGATCTCAGTAACAATTTGGTTAACTTTTGTATAATCATAATTAACCATTTCTTTACCTTCTTTAATAGTATGCATATAAGAACCTGGGTTTGATGGTGTTGAAACAAAATCCCAACATAGTAATTCAAAGTCATCTTGTACTTCCATTACACCACCTCTATCTTGTAATGAACCCATTCCTCTTGATGATACACCTACTGTAACACCATGTCCTATTAGTTCTTTAAGTATATTTCCTGAGGGAGTAGGTAAAATTTCTATTTTACCCATTACGTTATCTCCATCCCACCAAAAATCAGATATTAGGTGAGATACATTTTTTAAATTTACTACTGATGATTCAGGGTGATCTAGTTCTCCCATTGAACGTCTTTGTTCAACAAGTTCAGCATATTTATTCATTTCTCTTTCCCATAAATCTTTAGAGTAGTAACGACCATTACCGTTTTTAACTTCAGCAGTTGCTAAAACACCCTCAACTAATAAATTACCATTTTCAGATACATTTTCAGTTAGCTGTTGGGGTGAGGCCTTAAACTCGTGAGTTTCTATTAGTAATGTCTTCATATAATAACTTGATTAATCTTTGTAGTTGCCTACGTATTTAGCGTTAATTGCACCTGCAATTTTTTCAGCATCTTCTCTTGATTTACCTTGATCCATGATATCATCTACTACACTATCAAATGATTCCTCTACTTCTTCAGTTTCGTCTACCATTTCTTTTTTAGCATATTTTTTACCACAAGATTTTTCGTAAATCTTTTCCATTTTAGATTTTTTCTTTTCTAGTTCTTTAATTTCTTTCTGCATTTGCTTCATCTTAGCTTTATCAATTAATTCTTTAAGATTTTCATCTTCATTAATTGAATTTACTCTATCTACTTTTTCAGCAATATGATCATGTAAGAAATCTAACTGTGCCTCTAATTTTACTGCTTCAGCTTCTTTACCTATTTCAGCTAATTTAGTATCGATTGATTCTTTTTTTACTTTCTTTTTCTTTTCTTTATCTTTAGCTGCTTTAGCCATTGGCTCTTTTCTATCACCATCTCCATCGATATCTGGATAATCTGGTCTTGCTTCTTCAGCCATACCTGCTTTTTCTTGAGATGATTCTATAGCTTTTTCTCTTGCTTCATCAAATTTATCTTCACTCATTGGAAGATCATCTTCTTTATTTAATTCATTTACAAAATTATCTAATGAATTTGGAGTTTCAACTAATCCTTCTTCAGCTAACATTTTATTAATAACTTCACCTGATATTGAAGCAAAGCTACTTTTGTTACCATTACTAACACCCATAAAGTGTTCTTTAAGTATATTTTTAATTTTTGATGTAGTTGATTCTTTAACTACTTCCATTTGATTATCAATTGCAGGTAAACCAGCTGATTCTTCTTGGTATCCTAATCCTGCAACACCAAATTGTCCTTCTTTTACATAATACATTTGATCTTTAGCTAAATTTTTAATTACTTTAGCTTGAGCTTCTTCTAATGTTAGTTTTGGATTATTTTTTATTTCACAGTATACACCATTCATCATTTCTTGAGCATTAACATTGTTAATGTTATCTACTTTTGGAGAATAGTCGTAATTATGTGAAGCGATATTTTCTACACCATCAGAGACTTTATATGAACCCGCCAATTTATTATCCATAGAAAACTTATAATTAGGATCTGCAGATACCTTTTCTTCTGATTTTAGGGTATTAGCTTTCATATCATCGTTAACGATAGGATTAAGTGATTTTTCACCTGCTTCATTAATGTAATTAAAATATTTAGCTTCCCATCCTTCTTTAGGGGTTGCCTCGATTTTGTTGATTGGTTTTAAATCAACATAATTTTCTGTAATTAACTTATCTGTTAACTCCTTGTGTAGTTGTTCAGCTGTTTTTTTCATTGTTTTTATTTTTCTAATAATGTTTTAATATCTTTAATATAATCTTTAATTAAATCTGTTCCATAAACGACAGAATAACTTTTAGGTTCATCTTGTCTATAATATTTAACCGTATCTATTTTTGCCTGTCTTAAGGGTTTAATTAGAGATTTTAATTCATCTTCAATTTCCCCAAAAGCATCAATACGGCTTTGTTGGAATTTTTCTAATTTAGCTTCTTCTTCTTTAACTAGTCTATCCTTCATGTTATAAATATTATTATTCTCCCCAAAGTTTACGAACTGGTAAAGTTGATGGAGGCTGTACATAAGTACCGTCTTTATTTTTCTTAACTAGTTTATATTTAAATTGTTTTACATATGCATTATCTGCTACCCCATTTTCACTTGCTTTAGGGCCTGGGCCTAATGTTGCTCCTGGGTTTTTGTTATTTTCATTTACAGTTTCTGTCCATACTTTAGGGATTTCTAACCCTAATTCTTTAGCAGCTTTTAATATAAGGTTTCTTACTTTATTAGTATGACTTAACTTTATTGCTTGTTGAAAATAAGTAATAGCTTCTTCATTACCTTCATTAACAGAATAATCCATATAATTGACTAAACCTGAAGGTTTATTCATTTTAACTCCTTTTTTCTTTTTACCTTTTTTTAATTTTTTTCTTACAAAAGCATATGGTGTATTATAAGCACCAGCTGCACCTGACATTGACGCTTCATCTACATCAGTTTCAGACATTTGACTTCTTAAAAGTGATTTCCAACTAACCATTATTTCAGCTACTCCTCTTATAAAATCAGGATTATTTAAATCACCTTTAAATTTACCAAATAATGTTCTTAAATCTTCTTTAAATTGATCTACTTTTCCCTTTATTCTTTGAGAAGTTGGTTCAAATTTTTTGTAATCTGGGTCTTCTGGGTTTCTTATAAAACCACTATAAGCTTCACCAATCCTAGTCATTCTTTTATACTCGTCTGGGTATTCGTTTCTAAGATGTGTTCTTACTTTATTTCTTAATTTACGAGCTTCATCATAAATTTCTCTAAATTTATCATCATCCTTAGTTTTAACATAAACTCTTTTAGATACATCAACTAACTGATCCATTTCGTCATATAATTTATCAAATCCAGGTAATTGTGTAATTTTCCAAGAAACAGCACCTGTTTCACTATCTATATTAGTAATAGTAGATTTGGATTGACCATCTGCAGCATAAGTAACTTGACCTACTTGGAATCCTTCTCCATCTTTACGTTCAAGTTCTTTTGCTGCTGCTTCTGGTGAAGCAGTTTTGGACATTTCACTAAGTTTATATTTGTACGCCATTTGCTACTTGTATTTCTTTTACTAGTTCGTAATATTGTAACAAATCAACTAAATTATCATTATCTACTTTATCAGTTTTATTTAATTCAGTCAATAATTTAGCTACTTCTGTAATTTTAATTTTAGTAGCTGTATCTTTTATTGATTCTGATATAGTTTCTAAAGTTGATTTTAAAGTATTTACTTTATTATTGTAAAATTCTCTTAATGAAGGTGTTGAATCTACTGAGTATATAAATTCTTTTAGTATTTCTTTTTGCTCTATACTTAACCCATCATACTTATCATTAAATTTCTCTAATAATATTTTATAAGTTAAAGTTCTTAAATCTTTATCATAAGATGTAAATTCTTGAACTACTTTTTCTTTTGGTGCTTTAACTACTTTAGTTTTAGTTAAAAATTCTAATATAGTAACTTTATTATTGTTAATTTGATCTATATTAGTAACTTCTTTGTAGTTATAACTTTCTATTAAAGTATAAATAGAAGCTATTTCTTTATAATTTTTTACTTTAGACCCAAAAAAGGATTCTAAGTTATAATGTTTTTTAATTTCATTAATTAGATTGTACTTTTGTTTTCTAAGTACAGATCTATTAAACTTTTTAGAACTTTCTAAAATAGTAGATATTAAAGAATTAGCTTTTCCTTCTGATATTACCTTTGATTTCAATATGGATTCATACAATTTATACTCACGTCCCAGTTCTGTTTTTACAAAATATTCTTTAAGTATATCAATTGCAGGAGAATCTCCCCCTTTTAAAGTATCCGCGGTAATCTGTCTTACTAGCAATTCGAATAATATACCAGTATTTTTAAATTTTGAATGTTTTATTTTCATCAAAAATATATTTATTTATAAATATTAGCTTTTTAGTTGAGATTCATCAAGTAGTGACGATGTGTTTTCATCTTCCTCAAATATTAATTTTTTCTTGTTAAGAGATCTAAAAATGTCCTTGTTTTTTAAATAAGTTACATGGGCACTTTCTGATTCACTTAAACTTGGTCTTCCATCACCATCATTTTTATCTGTATCTTTCATACGTTTTACGCCTAATGGATCTTTACCAAAATTATTTTCTTGTTTACCTCTTGTAGTCATTGAATCAATTGGTCTTCCTTTTTTAGGATCATCTTTAGCATATCCATCAGGTACATTTGCTGGGTCTGATTGTGTTCTACCCATACCATATAATGAAGCTAAATCATGAGGTGTACCATATGATTTACCAGTTGCAACTGGGTCATTACCTTCTGCTTTTATTTGATCTAATCTAAATTGACGTTTAGCATCTTCTCGAGCTAAATCTCTATATTCATCATATTGATCTTCACTAAAGTGGAATACATTATGATAAATCCAATCAGATGGAACTAAACCTTGTTCTAATAATGAACCTGCTAATTCTGTTTTAGCTTTTAATAATTCAATTTTTTCTTGGTCATATATAATAGATGGAGTAGTCATTGATAATTCAAAGTTTGTCAATGTCTCATCTGTATAGCCTTGAGTATATAAGTGTACTAATGCTATTTTATTAAATTCTGATAGTATAATTCTTTGTATTCTATCAATTGTACGAGCAAATCTAATATCTTCAGCTGCTAATGTAGCTTTACCTTCTGTGTTTTCATCATATCCTAAGAATGCTTTAGGTATTTTAAGAGCAGCAAATAATTTATCTCTTAGATATTCTACATCTTGAATACCATCATATGATAATCCTGGAGTAGTATCTATTTTTGTTGCGTTATCATTTCCACGAACAGGAATATAGAAATCTTCTAACATATTTTGCATGTTATATTTCAAGTTATATTCACCTGTTTTTTCATCCATCATAGGAGTACGTTTCATACTTGAAATAGTTTTCTGCATAAATGCTTCTACTTCATTAGGTGGAATAGCTCCAACGTTTACATAAAATACTCTTTTTTCTGGAGCACGAGCAATTCTATGAATTAACATCGCGTCTTCCATTAATGTATATTGTTTAAATAATTTTCTAGCTGGTTCAATATATGCTCTACCATAAGGAAGATAATTAACATCAGCTACAAATCTAAAATGTGCCATTTCGTAATTATCAAACACAATACCACCTCTATCATCATTTACATTTTGATTAGGTACATTATAGTAACCATAAGAACCACCTGCGAATCCATCAGGATTCCATCTAAATTTTACTTCTGATGGGTTTTCAGGATTTTGACCTTCCATTCTTTCAATGTGATAAGCAGTATAAGGTATTACATTATAAACACCAAATTTTTCTGATATTTCCATTTTTAGGAAAAAATCACCATACTTACACATTTGTCTAATCCACATCCAAGCATTAAATTCAATATTTAATACATCATAAAATAAATTATAAAGAATTTTTTGTATATCTTCATTTGAACTTCTAATTTGAAGTACTTCACCCATATCATTTTTAAGGGTAGATTCATCAGCTAATATATCTAAAGCAGAGGCAATAATAGCATCCTGATCCATTATATCATATTCTGAATATAGTTGGGGTCTTAAATAATTATAATTTAAGTTAAATTGGGCTCCATATAAAGATGAAGGAGCTGTTGAGTATACTCGATTAAATCGGTCAACTAAAGCATTAGTTTCATATTCGCCACTTGATTGTATATGACCTGAATCTATTGTTTTAATTTGATTACCACCAACGTTCCTGATAACAACGTCAGTTGAAAATAATCTTTGTAATCTTGAAAATATGCTTGTATTTGCCATTTCTATATATTAATTATTGTTATAAATATTACTATAATAACCAATCAATGTTTTCTTTACCCTTATTTGTATCAATTTGATAAGGATTTTTCATTTGTTGGTTATTACCATAACTCCCTTGATATGCTGTTCTATTAACTTGCATATTATTTAAGGATTGTCTGGTTAAGTCTATTCCTCTTTGTTTAAATTTTAATGCTGTATCTCTAATGTACATAGCAATACTAAAAGCCATAACTAAATCATCATTGTATCCTGATTGAGCTTCTGGTCTTCCATTACGCCATATAAATGTTTTCATTTCTTCTACTAATCTTTTAGATTGTATTGTTACTCCTTTATCACCTATGTATTCTTGAAATTTACCAATTACCATAGGTCTCGTTCTTGATGACATAGTAAATCCAGGAACCATTTTTGAATGATCTTGATATTTATCAAAATACGAATTAACATTGGCTTCTCCACCCTTTTGTGAATAGTAGAGGTTCTGATATTGTCTATCAATAACAACTTGTATAGTTGCCCACCCAATATTAGCATTTTCTATTACTAACATTGCTTCATTATATTCTGTAGCTATACCTACTAATAAGTGTCCATATTCTTTAGTTCCAATTTGTCCTTTATATTCAGCTACTTGTACATTTGTTTCTGTATCTATAACATGAAATGCAGAATAATCTTTACCATCACCCCTAGATACATCAGCTACTACCATATAATTTCTTGAATAATCTGCTTGTTCCCAAACCCATAAATTTTGATCATTACCTCTTCTTTCTAAGGGGTCTTTAACAAATGATTTTTCATAGTATTCTATATATTCAGGATAAAATACAATATCACCAGAGGTGCTAAAATCACAATCACATTCTTGTGCTGCCATTCTAGGATCACCTAATAATTCATCTTGTCTTTTTCTCCATGCTTCATCTCTATCTGGGTGTACATACCAAGGTAATTTGATAGGTAAAAAGTCATTTTCTGCTGCTTCTGCTCTTGACCATGTTTGGTGAAACCAATTACCTGTACCATAAGGTGTAGATAATGCTATACAACCACCCCCAGTTGCTAGTGTTTGTTGTGCTGATGCCCATATTTCACCAATATTTTCAATAAAGGCTGCCTCATCAATTAGTAGTAAAGATACTGCTTCTGATCTACCGGCATCACTTGAAGCTGATGTTGCTTTAATTTGGGATCCATTTGCTAATCGTAGTGTTAATTTATTATTTTCAGGTGCATCTATTTTAAGCCATGATGGTAAATTTTCATACATAAATTTTACCTTTGTTACCATGTTTTTAGCTGTGTCCTGCTTTGTTGCAATACAAAGTACGTTTTTATCCTTATGGAAAGTCATTAACCATAAAGAATAACCTGCTGATAGAGTAGATATACCTAACTGTCTAGATTTTAATACAATAGAATAAGGATTATCACGCCATAGCGTTAATACTTTATCTTGGAATGGATATAAATTAAATTGTATACGTCCACGTTGTGGGTGTTGTATATAACAATATTTACGCATAAAATGCACTGGATCCTTAGCACATTTTAAATATTCTTGACGTATTACTTTTTTTAAATCTGACATATTATTTTGCTAATAGTAGTACTATTCCTCCAACTACTAATGCGCCCGAACCTAATTGAAACAATTTAGTTTTGGCTTTTTGTTTTTTTAAATCTGTTTGTAATTTTAGAGATAATTCTTGTGATATAGCTAATTGGTCAGATTTTGCTAATAATATATTTTCAAAATTCATAACACTTTTATTTAAATTAAATATAACACTATCTTTAACAACTATTTTTGTTTCTAATAAACCTAATTTATTAGATAATAATTTTAATTCTTCTTTGGCACCGTCCCCTATTATTAGGTCTTTAATTACTAGACGCGCTATCGGCTTTTTTAATTGAATCTTCGTAGTGTCTATAACGCTCTGTGAAAAACCTTGTAAGCTCATCATCATTAAAAGAATCAACGGAATTAACTTTTTCATTTACTTTATATTTTAAAGTGACAATCTTTTTATCTTGCTTGTCTATTTCTGTATCTAACTTTACGATTTGTTGATTTAAAGTATCTATTTTAAATACTAAATCATCGTTTATATGGTGTAAAGAATCTACTTTAGCTTCCAAAGCATCTATTTTAATATTATAGTCCTCTACATATTTTTCATCTCCTAAAAATACAAAATAAACTAGTGCACTTAATAGAATAAAAATTATACTATAAGTAATTAATCTTTCTTTAGACAACATCTTTTTCTAACTTTGCAACTAATGATTCTAGTTCTTTCTTTTGTGGAGTTTTTTTCCTTAATATATCTTTAATTTTTTCTTTTTCTGCTTCATCACCTTGACTATATTTTCTAGCTAATGATTTCATTTCTGCAGTGATTGATTTTAAAGCTTTAAGTGCTAAATCTAATTTTTTATGTTTACCTCTAGCTCCTTTTGCAGCTTTAATTGCATCAGCATCTACATCATCGTCATCAATATCTTCTTCAATACCAGCATCTTTTTTTAACTGTACAGTTTTTTCAAGTTCTGCGTTTAAATCTTGTTGAAGTTTAACATCTTTAGGGTCTACTTCTTTTAGATTAGCATTTTTTCCTACTAACTCATCTGCTTCTTTATCTCTACCACTTCTTCTTAAATAATCTATATATCGTTGATCATCTTCTTTAGGTTGGATTTCTTTTAAAGCATTCATTAGATCACGAATTGCTTGGCTTTCACCTACATTTCTATACTTCATAAACCTAGCTACAGCTTGTCTTGCCATTCTAATTTCTTCAGATGAAGGGCTTTCATTTAAAGTATCTACGATGTTTTCTTTTATAAACGATTTTAATTCAGATTTCTTCATTATATTAGAGTTTTTATTATAAATATGTTAAAGACCAGTAATATTCAATATTTGTTCAATTCGTTCCTCTGTTGAACCCTTAATTGTTTCTATATTTTTCATCATATATGCATACTTTCTAATAAAACTTGTAATAGTAAAATCAATTATATCCCTATAATGTTCATCTGTTTCGCGTACTCCATTATCTTCAATAGGCAAGCCATCAGAAGAAATATAAAAAATATAATCATATTCTCTAATAAATTCTTTCGCATAATCAATAAATTTATCTTTATCTTGATAAGGTATAGACTTAGCATTTTGTGTAAATGCCATAACATCAATAACAGTTCTATCTGTTATAATATCTGTTTGAATTAATTCAGCACAACGTTCAGCCAAAAATATAGTTTGACCTTTTAATGTTGAATCTGTATTGAGTGGAATACCTTGCTCCATCAAATACTTAGAACGCTCTGTTCTAAACATATAATCTTTAAATTGCTTTGTTTCTTTTAAAGCATTTACTAATGTAGTTTTACCCACACTCATTGTACCGCATAAACCTATTTTCATATCTTAGTTTCTATGATTTTGTCCTTTAGGTGCTGGTTGTTTATACCAAGGCAATCCTGTTTGATTTCTAATTGCTTCTTTATGATCAGCTTCACTATACTGAATACCATATAGATAATATTCTCTTTTTTTCTCATTACCTTCAGGAATCAAAGCTGGTCCTTCCCAGTTATGTAATTTATTATCCCAAAGATAAGCTATAGTTCCATCTGCTTTTTTTAATTTTTGACTCTTAGGCCAATCATTGTTTGTATCTTGTTTTTTCATGCCCATAATATACGAAATTTATTTTAATTTTCCTAGTAAACTCTCAGCAACATATGTACCTTGTGCACCACTTACCGTTATACCTCTAGCAGAAAGAGCATCACCAACAAAGTGGACGTTAGGATACTTAGTAAGAGCTAAATCGGAATAATCGACAAGTGGTTCAGGTGATAAGTATTTTACTTCAGGCACATAAATACCCCAATCATCTTTAAGTGTTGGGAATACTTTTTTCATGTCTTCAATAAAATCATA